GAGGACTACCCGTCGCCGGGCGTCGTCGCGCACGCGCTGTGGGGCGGTGGCACGCGGCGCCAGTCGGAGCGGGCGCAGCGCTGGGCGGAGGAGCAGGTGGCCAGCATGGAACGATCGCAGCGGTCCCGCGCGTCGCGCCACGAGCGCAAGGCGGGCTTCCTGATGCCGTCGTCGATCAATGATCGCACGGTGACCGGCATCTTCTCGGTGTTCGGCAACATGGACAGCTACGCCGACATCATCCACAACGGCGCGTTCTCGAAGACGCTGTCGGAGCGTGCCGGGCGCGTGCTGCATCTGTGGCAGCACGACATGGACGCGCCGCCGATCGCGCTGATCGACTCGATCCGCGAGGTGCCGCGCCAGGCGCTGCCGGCGGAGGTGCTGATGCGCGCCCCGACGGCGACGGGCGGCGCCGAGGTGACGCGGACGTACCTCGACACGCCGCGCGCCAACGAGGTGCTGACGGCGATCCGCAGCGGCGCGCCGCTCGAGATGAGCTTCGCCTTCGACGCCGTGCGGTTCGACTTCGAGGAGAACGCCAGCAGCCCGCTCGGCGTGATCCGCAACCTGCGCGAGCTGAAGCTCTACGAGACCAGCGACGTCAACTGGGGCGCGAACAGCGCCACGGTCGCGGCGAAGGCGCGGAGCACGACGATGCCGCTGGGCACACTGCTGCACGCGCTGCGGGCGGCGATGAAGGCCGGGGCACGGCACTCGACGCGCGACACACAGCTTATCAACCAGATCGCCGAGGCGGCGATCGAGCTCGGCGCCACCAGTGTGCGCCTGATCAATCAGCCTGATCCCGACGAGGAGCGCGCCGCGCGTGTCGCACCCGCTCTGCCGGTGGATGGTCGAGAACGCCAACTGCGGGTAGCAGCGGCGGCACTGGCGCTGCTGCGGAGTGGGAGAACCTCATGAACACCCAGAGCCTGTACAACGAGGCGACGGAGCTCTACGGCCGCGCGCGATCGCTGCTGGAGAACCCGAAGGGGCTGAGCGCGGATGACTCGGCCCAGTACGACCGCATCATGGAGCAGTTCGACGCCAAGATGGCCGACGCCAAGCGCCTGGAGCGCGATGCGGCGGCAGCGTCGGCGATGGCCCAGCTGAGCGCGCCGCAGCAGCGCCTCGGCATCGGCGGCGCCGCGTCGGGTAGCGACGTGGAGCAGCGCCAGCTGCAGCTCGTGCGCAACTGGTTCAAGGGCGGCATGCTGAGCGCCGCCGAGCGCAAGGACCTCTCCGCCGGCGTCGATGCGCAGGGCGGCTACCTCGTCGCTCCGGCGGTGCTGGCCAACGGCATCATCAAGTTCATCGACGACGAGGTGTTTCTGCGCCGTCTGGCAACGGTGATCCCGATGGACGTCGGCACCGAGCTGATCGCCCCGACGTGGGACGCCGATCCGGCTGACGCCGACTGGCTCACCGAGGTGGCGAGCGTGACCACCGACACGGCGATGCGCACCGGCCTCCGCACGCTGCGGCCCACGCGGCTCAGCAAGGAAGTCAAGATCAGCCGCACGCTGGTGAACCAGTCGCGCGTCAACATCGAGCAGTGGGTGCAGGCCCGGCTCGCCTACAAGTTCGGCATCACCGAGGAGAAGGCGTTCCTGACCGGCACCGGGGCCAGCGGCCAGCCGCTCGGCGTGTTCACCGCGTCGGTGCAGGGCATCCCGACCTCGCGTGACACCACGGCGTCGGCGAGTACGTCGTTCACCGCGGACAACATCCTTGACACCAAGCACGCGCTGAAGGCGGCCTACTGGTCGCGCCCGGCGACGCGCTGGGTGATGCACCGCGACACCATCGCGCGGATCCGCAAGCTGAAGGACGGCTCGGGCAACTACCTGTGGTCGCCGGGGCTTGGACCGGGCGGTGGCATCACGCAGGGCCTGCCGGCGACCATCGCGGACGTGCCGTACCTGGTCAGCGAGTACGCGCCGAACACCTACACCGCCGGCCTGTATGTCGCCATCATCGGTGACTTCTCGTACTACTACATCGCCGAGACGGGGCGCTACGAGCTGCAGGTGCTCGCCGAGCTCTACGCCAGCACCGATCAGATCGGCTACATCGGTCGCACGTACGTCGACGGGCAGCCCGTGCTCGCCGAGGCATTCCAGCGCCTGAAGCTGGCCTGAGGAGGAACCCATGGCACACATCGGGCAGCTCAACGAGAACGTCGAGGTCGCGTACGTCGGCGCGGCGATCTCCAACGCGAACAACACCGACAGCAACTCGACCCGGCTGGACATGCAGGGCTGGGACGGCGTCCTGTTCGTCACCACGATCACCGACAGCGCAGCGACGGGCGTCGCGACGCTGAAGGTCGAGCAGAACACCGCGGACAGCGACACCGGCATGGCGCTGATCACCGGCGCATCGGCGGCGGTCACCTGCGCGGTGAACGACGACGTCAACGGCAAGATCCTGATCGTCGATGTGCGCGAGCCGCGCCAGCGGTACGTGCAGGCGGTGCGCACCAGCGCCACGGCCAACATCGCGTTCGGGGAGGTCATCGCGATCCGGTACGGCCCGCGCCTGGCCCCGGCGGCGCTCTCGAGCACGGCGGCGGCGGCGGCTGAGGTCGTCAGCGGCGCGTAAGGAGGACTACGATGACCTACAACAGCTCCAACTACCAGGAGCAGGGCGGGGAGTCGTGGGTCGTCGGTGGCAGCCAGACGGTGAGTGGTACGCTCACCGTCTCCGGCACACTGGCGGCCAGCGGCGCGACGCTCAACGGACTGATCCGCGTCGACAAGGTCGCGCTGGCGGCCGTCGACACCGCGGGCGGCGTCTTCGCGTGGGCGAACCCGGCGGGCGCGGCGATCATCGTGCACTCGGTGATCCTCGACGTGACGACGTTCACCACCGGCGCATGCACCATCGATGTCGGCGTCGCGGCGAACGCCACCACGCTGAACGACACGCTGCTTGACGGGCAGTCGCTGGCCACGGCGGCGAAGGTGCTGAACAGCGCCACCAACGCCGGCACCAACGGCTCGATGTCACGCAAGGTCACGTCGACGCAGTTCGTCACCGGCTCGGTGGCCAGCGGCGCATCGGCGGGGCTGGTCGGCAACGCGTACATCAGCTGGTCGCTGGTCTGACGGAGGGCGCCATGCCGATCACGGCGAAGTCGGTCACGATCACCACGAGCCCGACAGCGATCCACACGGCGGCCAGCAATGGCTGCCACATCCACCTGTTCAGCGACAGCGGCGGGCAGGACGTGACGCTCGGCCCGGCAACCGTCGTGGCCGGCGCCGGGTTCACGCTGACCTCGTCATCGAAGGTCATGACGGAGATCCAGATCCCGCCCGGCGAGACGCTGTACGGCATTGTGCCGTCGTCGACGCACGTCGTCCGCGTCACGATCATGGAGTTCTGACATGGCACTCGGACTGACCGTGACGGACTTGCGCGAGTATCTCGACCAGGTGCCGGATCGCGCCGCGCAGCGCGTCACGGTCACCGGGGCGCCGACGGGCGGCACCTACACGCTGGTCTACCAGGGCACGGCCACAGTCGCGATCGCATACAACGCCACGCCGGCGACGGTGCAGGCGGCGATCACGACGGTGGCCGCGACGTCCGGCGATGCGGCACCGGTCACGGTGTACGGCTCGGCGGGCGGGCCCTACCTGGTGGTGTGGTCGGCGCGATCTGCCCGGATCGCGTCGCCGCTCACGCTGGGCACCAACAGCCTCACCGGCGGCACCACGCCGTCGGTCACCGTCGCGGTGGCGCTCGATGCGCTGCTGCAGGATATCCTCGATCGGGCCTGCGCGATGGTTGAGAGCGCGCTGCTGCCCGTCGAGTACGCAGCGTACGGCGCGGCCTCCGCCGAGGTCGTGCGCAGCGAGCCGTATCGCACGACCTACATGCGCCTGCCGGCGCACCAGCACGGCAGCGTCACGGCCGTCGTCGAGGTGGCCAAGCTCACGTCGACGACCGGCACGACCATCGATCCCGACGACTACGTGCAGAAGGCCGGCTACCTGATCGCCGCCGACGCCGAGACACGGTGGCGCGCGCATGCGGCGTATCGCATCACGGCAGTGTGGGGCTACGGCCCGGCGCCGGCAGACGTGCAGCAGGTCGCGCTCGAGCTGGCCGTCAACGCGTGGCGCCAGCGCGACCGCGGGCTGTACAGCGAGGTGCAGGGCGTCGAGGGCGGCGGCGCTGTCAGCTACGTGGGCGGCATCAACGCGACGCAGCGCATGGTCATCCACCGTGCGCGGGCGCAGTGGCGCGAGGTGGTGACGTGACCGCCGATCGCATCACCATCGACGGGCTCGATCGCCTGCTGGCCAACCTCGATCCGGCGCGGCAGGAGGAGATCCTGACCCGCCTGCTCACGCGCGCCACAGCGCTCGTGCTGGCGCGCACGAAGGAGGCTGGGCCGCGCACTGCCAGACCACGCCCGATCCGGTACGCTGGCGGGCGCGTCTCGCGCGACATGACGTCGGGGCGCTACACGCCGGTGCTCACCGGCAACCTGCGGCGATCGATCACCAGCCAGGTGCAGCGCTCGGAGCAGCGCGGCATCGTGGGCACCAACGTGGTCTATGGCAAGTACGTGCACAAGCATCGCCCGTTCCTCGTGTGGGCGCTCGAGGACAGCCAGGACAAGATCCGCGGCGAGATCGACAAGGCCGGCAAGGCCATCGTGGGTGGCGCATGAGCTATCGCCTCGAGGACATCGTCGCCAATCTGAACCACGTGTGGTCGACGATGACGGGCATCACGGCGACGCTGGCCTACGAGCCACGCGCCGTGCAGGCGCCGCCGATGCTGTACACCCTGCTGGACAGCGTCGAGCGCACCGACGCAACGACCAGCGCGGGCAGCAACACGCGCCTCGTGGCCGTGCGGTATCGTCTGATCACCCGTATAATGCTGTCGTGGCGCGACACTGAGCAGGCCGAGCGCGATGTGCGGTACTACGTGAGCGCGGCGCTCGATCTGATGGACGTCGACACCAACCGGACGCTGGCCGGGCTGATCACTGCCGGCAGCGGCGCGACCATCGACACGATCACGACCGGCTGGATCGTCGCCGACGGCAGCGAGTATCGCACCGTCGACATCGCCACCAACGTGCATGACAAGCGGCTGAGGGGATAGCATGGCAGACAACTACGACATCCTGGAACCCACGTCGGCCCCGTCGGGCACGACCACACGCACGGTGCGGGCCATCGACGTGGGCAGCGGCAACCTCGCCGGGGCGGCGGTGCTGGTCGATACCAGTGGCAATCCACTGATTGGCGTGCAGAACCGTAGCGACTCGCTGCCGGTGACCATCGCGAACGAGGATACACTCGCGCTGGCACGATACCGCGTCAGCACGTATAACACCACGAATCCCACCGGGACACATATTCCGCCACTGCCGAGCGGCGAAGTCAACGACGTGCTGAATAATGGTGCGACGCAGGGCGTCGCAAATGATTTCCTGTTCACTTCGGGTGCCGGCGGAGCGCGAACCATCTTCTGGGAGATCCCAGTGGTCAATGCTGGATACAACACGGTCGCGGTCCTGATCCAATGGCTGATAGCCCCAGCTACTAGTGGAGTCGAAATCAGCTACCTACCCAATGGTTCGGTCATTCAGGCGACGTTCACCAATGCCGCCGGCGCAAGTCGTGTGCTCTCAATGGTCAACAGCGAAGGCGCGGCATACACTGCCAGCGTCAGTATGGCTGCAAACACGATTGCGCGATTGGCCATGGAGTACGGATCGCTGCGCACCGCATATCTGCAGTTTACGGGTCTGTCTGGTATCACAGGCGGATCGTATCAGTTCACCGTCATCCGATCGCGATAACCTAGGGAGGGCTTCAATGGCCGTCGAGCTAGCCTTTGAGACGCTGCTGGCGTCGATCGAATCCACGCGGGGCACGGCGATCGCAGCGCCGACGCACCTGATTCACCTGGGCGGCTCGGTGACGCCCACGAAGAGCCTCAACCGTCCGGCGGAGTCGCGCGGCGTCCTCGCCGAGGCGTTCCGCACCGTCATGACGCGCACCGGCGCCACGTTCGAGATCACCGAGGGCCCCATCGACACGTCGATGCTGCCGTTCCTGCTCAACGGGATCCTCGACGGCAACGTCACGGCGGCGACCACCCCAAGCGGCGCAACGAACACGCGAGACTGGGCCTTTGTGCGCACCATGGCCAGCGACAATCTGGAGTCGTACACGCTCTGGTTCGGTGACAGCGCGGTACGGCAGCTCATCGGCGCCTACGCGATGTTCCTCGAGGCGACGCTGTCCAACGACGCGTCCGCCGAGGACGGCGTCTTGACCTTCAGCGGCAACGGCGAGTGCCGCAAGTTGGCGACGAACAGCCCGGCGGACTCGGCCCCGGCGGCGATCGCCGGGGCGATGCTCCCGGGCCAGATGATGTCGCTGTGGATCGACACCAGCTCGGCGTTCGGCACCACGGCCGTCACCGGGCGACTGGTGAGCGCGTCGCACACGCTGCGCACCGGCGTCACCTTCAAGTACCTCGGCGGCGGCGATGCCGCGACGCTCGACTTCTCGCGCACCGGGCGCAGCCGCGTCATCGGCATCACCACCACGATCGTGATGGAGCTGCCCGACTTCACGCAGTACGACCAGTGGCTGGCCCACGACACCGTGAAGGTGCGCGTCCGGCACAACGGCGCGGAGATCGAGAGCGGCTTCAACCACTACGTCCAGGTCGACACCGCCGGTCCGTTCGAGGCGCTGAGCTGGGGCACCAACGCCGACAGCAACCGCACGGTCGAGCTGACCATCGAGGGCACCTACGACTCCACACTGACCAGCGACTGCCAGATCGTGGTGCGCAACGCGCGGACCGCACTGTAAGGAGTTTCGCCATGTTCGCTCGAGGGAAGTCGGCGATCACTCAGCACGGAGAGATCGCCGAGGCCGCTATCACCCCCGACATGGACGTGATCTGGATCCGCTCGCGCATGAGCGTCGCCGTGCAGCAGGCGGTGCAGAGCGAGGCCACCAGTGTCTCGACCAGCCGCGTCAACGGTCGCACAGGAACGCCGGATGTCGAGATCGACGTCGGCCTCTACCAGATCGCGCTGCTGCGGCAGAACATCCTGTCGTGGCAGGGTCCGGCGTTCGCCGGCGTGCCCTGCACTGCCGAGAACGTCGGCGACCTCGACCCGCTGGAGCCGCTGGTGCAGCGCGTGCTGCAGGAGATCAGCGATCGCAACAGCCGCCGAAGCCCAAACGCCGGGAGCTGACCACGCGATGGCGCAGCCGGATCAAGGGCCGCGCGGTCAGCGCCGGGCAGTATGATGCCCACATCTCGCTGCTGCTGATGGACGTGGCCAGGCTGAACCTGGCCGACGTCGACGATCTCGATCCCGACGCGCTCGACGAGATCATGGCAGCATACGAGGCACGTCACGAGGAGCGCGAGGCCGAGCAGAAGCGCGCAGAGCGGAGACGATAGTGGCCTTCAATCTCGAAATCATCGTCAAGCTCCGCAACGAGGCCCAGAAGGCGCTCGGCGATCTGAACACCGGGCTCGTCGGGCTGGGCAAGGGCGCGGCGGCGGCGGCGGTGGGCGGCATCGCTGCGATCGGCGCGGGGCTGATCAACATCGGCGATCAGGCCAGTAACGCACGCACGGTGCTGCAGGGCCTGAACGATGTCGACCTCACGGCCGTCCTCGACGACGCGCAGCTGCTGGCGCGACGATACGGCACGGACGTGACATCTGTGATCGCTGCCACGCGCACGCTCATGGACGAGTTCGGCCTCACCAGCGCGGAGGCCACGGACGTGATCGCGTCCGGCTTCGCTCGAGGCCTCGATGCGAGCGGCGACTTCCTGGACTCCATCGGCGAGTACAGCAATCTGTTCGCCGACAATGGCGCCAGCGCGACCGAGTTTTTCTCGATGCTGGAGAGCGGTATGGCTGGCGGCGTGCTGGGCACCGACAAGGCGGCCGATGCCTTCAAGGAGTTCGGAATCAGGCTCAGCGAGCTGACAACTGGCGAGGGCGACGTCGTGCTCAAGCCGGTGATCGGTGGCGAGCCGGGCCAGATGGCCGAGCGGTTCGTCAGTGATCTGGAGGACGCGCTGTACTTCACCGACCTCACCGACGAGGTCAAGGTCAACCTGTATGAGGGCCTGCAGAGCGGGGCGATCGACACAGCGGACGCGTTCAAGATCATCATGCCCGCGTTGGCCGGCATCGAGAGCGAGGTCGAGCGCAACGCCGCCGGGGTCCAGCTGTTCGGCACGCAGTGGGAGGACCTCGGCCCCGAGGCCATGACCGCCCTGACCATGGCCGGCGACAGCCTGAGCACACTGGGCGACGTGGCCGACACCGAGCGCGCGACGATCCAGTCGCTCGGCGAAGTCCCGGCGATGATCTTCGACAAGTTCTCGCTGGCGCTGCTGCCGGTCAGCGATCTGATTCTCGGCGTCGTCAATGCGGTCATGAGCGCCGAGGATCCGCTCGCCACGCTCATCGACAAGGTGGTCGAGCTCATCCCGGGCTTCGAGCAGTTCGCCGGCCAGGGCGCCGAGATCTCGCGCCAGCTGCAGCCGTTCATCCAGCTGGTCAAAGACAATCTGGTACCGATCGTCATTGCGCTGGCCGCCGTGATCGGCGTGGCACTGGTCGCGGCGTTCGTGGCGATCGCCGCGCCAATCGCCAAGATCGTGCTGGTGACGTCGCTCTTTGTGGCCGGGCTGTTTGCCGCCGTGATGGCGGCCCAGAAGTTCTGGCAGGAGATCAGCACCAGGTTCCCACAGGTGCAGGCCGTGGTCGACATGGCGATGATCGAGGTGCAGGCCACCATCCAGACGGTGATGCACGGCATCAGCGTCATCGTCAGCGAGACGCTCAAGGCGTTACAGCAGTTCTGGGCTGACAACGGCGACGGCATCATGAAGACGGTCGTCGCCGCGTTTGGCGTCATCGGTAAGCTCTTCCAGAACGCGATGCAGATGATCCGTGCGGTGGTCGACACCGCGCTCGCGCTGATCCGTGGCGACTGGACTGCATTCAGCGATGGGCTGAAGAAGATCACCAATCTGTTCGTCAAGGGTCAGGAGCTCGGCTTCAAGCTGCTGTGGACCATCGTAGGCCCGATCATCAACGTCATCAAGAACGGCATCGTGGGCGGACTGACTGCGGCATGGAACGGGATCAAGCCACATCTCGACAGCATCAGGACCGGCATCATCAATGCGCTGACCAACGCGTGGAACGGTATCACCGGCAACCTCGCCAACATCAAGAACGGCATCGTCAACGCGATCAACGATGCGTGGAACGGTATCACCGGGTATCTCGCGAACATCCGGGATCGCATCACCAGCACGATCAGAGACGCCTGGAATGGCATCACCGGCAACCTCGCCAACATCAAGAATGGGATCGTCAGCGCGATCAACGATGCGTGGAATAACATCACCGGCAACCTCGCCAACATCAAGAATGGGATCGTCAGCGCGATCAACGATGCGTGGAATAACATCACCGGCAACCTCGCCAACATCAAGAATGGGATCGTCAACGCGATCAACGATGCGTGGAATGGCATCACCGGCAACCTCGCCAACATCAAGAATGGGATCGTCAACGCGATCGGTGATGCGTGGAACGGCATCACCGGGTATCTCGCCAACATCCGGGATCGCATCACCAGCACGATCAGAGACGCCTGGAATGGCATCACCGGTAACCTCGCCAACATCCGGAACGGGATCATCAACGCGATCAACGATGCGTGGAACGGCATCACCGGGTATCTCGCGAACATCCGGGATCGCATCACCAGCACGATCAAAGACGCGTGGAATGGCATCACCGGCAACCTTGCCAACATCAAGACCGGCATCATCAACGCGATCAAGGACGCCGCGAGCGGCATCACCGCACCACTGGGGAACATCTACACGAGCGTGGTGAATGCGATGGAAGGCGTCAAGACGTGGCTGCAAAAGACGTTTAGCTGGGGCAGTATTCCAGGCGACCTTGGAAAGTCCATCGTCGATGGGATCGGCAAAGGCATTAGCGCCGGAGTCAAAGCTGTTGGCGATGCGCTCAATGCCGTCATCGCTGCCGCCTCCGCCGCGCTGCCGCAGTGGATTCGAGACGGCCTGAAGCTACCGAGTCCAGCGAAGCCGCCACCGAAGCCACCGAAGCCGCCGGCGCCGCCGCCAGCGCTGGGCCCAGGCAGTGTGATGCCACCGGGCGGTCGCGCAGGCATCGCCACCCTGGGCGAGCTGCCAGGGCGTACCGGCGTTACGATCAACATCACCATCGGCTCGGTGCGTGACCAGCGCGACATCGACGCCATCGAGCGCGCCGTAACGCGTGGCATGGACGAGGCGGCGCGACGCGGCATCGTGCAGTCGCAGCTCCCACGAGGTATCTGATGCAGACGCTCCAGATCTCCGACGGCACGACGACAGTCTCACTGATCAGCGGCAACGCGCTGTACCTGGCGGCGAGTGGCTGGCCACTGGCCGTCTCGCCGCCGCAGATCAGCGACCTCGGCGGACGTGGCCCGTACGATGACGTGACCGAGACCATCACGGTGACCGCGACCGGCGCCAACGCAATCCCCGACCTGCGCAACACGCTGCGGCTGCTCGACCAGGCGCGGCGCTGGGCACGCGGCGAGGACGTGACGGCCGTGACGCTGCGCATCCGCATCGATGGCAGCACGCTGACGGCGGGCGTCGTGCTGCATGCGGCGATCCTCGGCCCCGACGGCGGCGGCGGTGGCCTGCCGGCAGACTGGGCCGACCTGCTGCTGATCAACGAGATCTCGGCGATCACGATCGCATTCCGCCGGCGCGGCCTGTGGCTGAACCCGACCAGCACGGCGGTGACGGCGTCGAACGTGGCGGCGCGCACCACGACGGCGTTTGCGCTCGGCTCGCACCACACGCCATCGCCGATCGAGGTCGCGCTGACGCCCGTCACCGGCCCGGAGCCGCGCGTGCGTGGCCTGCTGCTGATGCACGCCGCGACGGCGGATCTGGTCACGATCGACGCCTCGACGTTCGGAGCGGCGACTGGCACAGACGGGGACTTCACCACGGGCAGCACGGCGATCTACACCGCGCTGCCGCCCGGCATGGCGATGGGCACCGTGGCCATCGGCACCTACGCGTTCCCGCCGGGCATCTCGATCAATTTCCTGCGCTTCACGCAGACCAGCGCCAGCGTGGCCAGCGACAGCACCACGCTCACGCTCGGCAGTTCTCTGGCCGGGAACTTCGATCTGTACCTGACGATCGCCACGGCGCTGGTGTCGACCAGCACGGAGCCGTGGACGCTGCAGGTGACAATGCTCGGGCCGAGCGGCACCACGTGGGAGGTCGAGGGTCCGCCGGTGCCGATCGAGATCGCGGCGATCTCGACTGAGCAGGTCTACGTGGTGCACATGGGGTATTTTCCGCTGCGCGGGAACTTCACGCGCATACGTCTGACGATCTCGCGCGGCACGAGCACCATCGGCGACATCATCGACATCGCGGCGCTGTATGCGTTCTACCCGCGCCAGTACAACGCGGCGATCTACCTCGACGGCTACACCACCGGCTACAGCGGGGACAGCGTGGTCACGTACCACCGCCCCACCGTGACGCCACGGCCGACGGCGGACATCCGCACCAGCGCTGACGCGCTGCAGTACCCAGCGACGCTCGCCTACGGCGACCTCGCCGTCCACCAGGCGCCGGCGACGGGCAGCATCTACGGCACGTTTATCTCCAGCTCCATCCAGTATGTCGCCGTCACGCAGAACTGGTCGGTGCGGCGACGCGCAGCCTACGTGGTGCCAGAATGAACTACCAGGTTGGCCTCTACGAGTCACCGACGGGCGCGCTGGTCGCCGACCACACGGCGATGATCACGCAGCTGCAGTGGGCGACAGACACCGGTGGAGACAAGGACCTGACCTACACGGCGCTGGTGGCGCCGCGCGACGCGATGAGCCTGTTCGACCGGCGCGACATCCTGCACGTGCGGGTATCGCGGGGCGGCGAGGTCCTATGGCAGGGACGCGTCACCGGCGCTGGCGTCAGCGTCGAGAGCGCGACGAGCGTGCGCATACAGGCGCTGGGCTACCGTACGGCGATGTACGACACGCTGTACACGGCAATGTGGCTAGACCAGCGGCTTACCGAATGGGTACCGCTGGACGGCGGCAGCGGCGAGCGCATGGATCTGTACAATCGCATCAGCAACGACGCCGAGATTGGCGTCTCGATGCAGGCGCGACGCTACACCACGTCCATGCGCGGACGCTGGCGCTACGTGACGCCGAGCCGATCCTCGCGCTCGATCACTGAGGCGCGCGTGATTCTCGAGTACAACATACCAGCGGGCATCAGTGTGCGCGTCAGTCATGCGCAGAGCGTCGGTGGCGTCGAGACGACGGTTACGACCATTGCCGGGCCTGCCACTGATGTGAGCGTCATCTCGCTGTTCACCGTGCTGCCATCCGATGGCGTGACGGTGGTCTATGCCGGGCTGGTGCCGACGAGCACCGTCACCGTCGCCAGCACCGACGAGTTTTACGTGCGCATGTCGGGGGTTTTTGCCGTGTCGTGGGCTCAGGGCGGTGCGAACCCCATCGAGATCCCGACGGATCTGATCGCCAGCATCAACGCGCTGAACCCGGGCCAGCTGGTGCCGAGCGCCGATCAGATGGACATCATCAGCGAGGTGGGGTACCCCGACACCATTGTGTATCTCGATCAACGCCCCGGCGACATCATGGACGAGCTGACACGGCCAGGCAATGGGATTGTGCCGTTCGTGTGGGGCGTCGACCATCAGCGCGTCGTGTTCATTCGCGATGCCACCGAGGTGCAGCGCACGTGGCAGATCGAGCTCGACACCATGACCATGGATCGGCTGAACACCAACGTGTTCAACAGCGGCTACGCACTGCAGACCGCCATTGATGGCCGCCAGACGCGCAGCACCACGCTCACGAACGCCGATAGTGTCAGACAGCTCGACCTGACGAGGCAGACATTCATCGAGTCGCCCGCCAGTACGTTCATCGATGACGTGGTCAGGACCGAGCTCGACAACGCATCAACACCGATCCCGGAGATCGCCATCGTGCCATCGCGCGTGACGCTGCTCGGCGCGATCGTCGAGCCCTATC